TAGTCACCAGCTCAAGAGGGCTGGCAACAATATTAAACACCACATCATCAATAGTTGTAACACATGGGCTAGGAGTAACACCTTCAACATCAGATATTTCAATATCTCCGATTAATGGGGAGGCGGCATCATCAGCGTGGAGAGTTGGTTCTGCAAACTCCACAGACTTCACGTTATCAGTGAATTCTTCAGTTACTTCCGACGCTGGATACGCGTGGCGGGTTGATGTTATTTAGAGCTTGCGACATACAGTCCACTAAATTAAACAAGGAGGCATCTTGCCGCACAAAGAAATACTACCAGAGGTAATTGATATGTCCTTAAAGGCCTCTCCACCGCTTGCGGTGACGGGCATGACCGTTTTAGGCTTACCTTTACCCGACTTGGTATCAATCGTAACACTCGCTTACCTAGGTATACATATTTGTTATATCCTGAGTAAGTGGTTCAGAGGTAAATAATTAACAGGAGGTCTAATGGATAATCGTAAATCCAATAAGAACTCTGCAACTGAGGATGAGCTTGGTCTAATACATGGTATGACAACTAAGCTACATTCAGCTAGGCTCAAGTATATGCTTGAGCTTATTGAACAAGGTGCAGATGTAGAGGCAGTAATAGGTGACGGTAAAGCCATGCTTGCTGCTGGTAAATGGGCAGCAGATCAGAACAGCATAACTTGTGCTCAGCCTGAGATGAGCGAAGAGTCTGAACTAAGCAAGAGGCTTGCAGACATCAAAGCTAAGCAGGAGAACCGAGGTGCTCGTCCAGAGGGTACTAATGTAATCCCGTTTAATGATGAAGAGGAGTATGGCTAATGAGCGGTCAATACCTATCCGTTGATGAGAAGGTAGAACGCTCTAAGCAGCTTACAGAACTTCAAGAGATGTTCCCGTACACCGAGGAAGGACTGTGCTTCTTTGCACAAGTGATTATCAACATGACAATCGTTGGTAATCCAGATCTTAACCGTATGCAGGCAGATATTCTTGGGTTCTTATTCAGTGGTAATAAGTACCGCATGGTGATGGCACAGCGTGGTCAGGCAAAGACTACGCTTACTGCTATATACTGTGTATTCATGCTGATACATAAGCCGCACTATCGAGTCGTTGTATTCTCTCAGAACAGTAAACGAGCTAAGGAGATCGCAGGTTGGGTCATTAAGATCTTTAATGCAATGGACTTCCTTGAGTTCATGAGACCTGATAAGTACGCAGGAGACCGTGCATCTATCGAATCGTTCGATGTACACTGGTACTTCCGTGGTACAGATAAGTCCCCTTCTGTTGCATGTTACTCTATTGAGTCAGGTGCACAAGGGTCGCGTGCTGACCTAATCATAGCCGATGATATCGAGAGCTTACAGAACAGTAGGACTGTAGGTGGCCGTGAATGGCTGATGGAGCAGACCTTAGAGTTTGAATCTATCAACCAATTTGGTGATATTATCTACCTTGGAACACCACAGAGCGTAGATTCTATCTACAACTGGCTCCCTAGTCGTGGTTATGTAGTACGGATATGGACAGGTCGTTATCCGACTATCGCACAGATGGAGTACTACGGTGATAAATTGTCACCTCTTATTGCACAAGATATGGAGGGTAGGGACGAATTGCGTATAGGTGGTGGACTAGATGGCTCTATGGGCCAGCCTACTTGTCCTGAAATGTACGATAATGACCTACTTAACGAGAAGGAGTTAGCCCAAGGTAAGGCTAAATTCATGCTACAGTTCATGCTTAACACTGGTTTAAGTGACGCTGATCGCTTCCCTCTGCGCTTGAGTGACTTAATTGTTACTTCATTCAGCAAGGATCGTGGTCAAGTTATGCCTATCTGGTGTCAAGCTGGGCCTTGTGCGTGGGACTCCGCTCCTAAGTTCGGGACAAGAAAGACTGACAAGTTCTTCTATCCTATGCAGGTTGAGTATGATATGGGGCAGTTTGAAAGAACTGTTATGTATATTGACCCTGCGGGTGGCGGCTTAAATGATGGGGATGAGATGGCATACGCCATTATTAAACTCATGGGTACTTGCATCTATGTATATGATGTAGGGGCTGTTAAGGGTGGTTATAGTGAAGAGTCTATGATTAAGCTCGTAATGGCAGCTAAGAACGCTCAATGCAAAGAAGTCTTTGTAGAGAAGAACTATGGTAATGGTGCTCACGTTGCAGCTATCAAGCCATTCTTCGAGCGTCACTGGCCCGTACAACTTGAGGCTGTTCAGGAAGCTGGGCAAAAGGAACTTCGTATTATTGATGTTCTTGAACCCGTGATCTCCACACACCGCCTCATAGTGCGCCCAGAGGTCGTTCAGTCTGATATTGAGACCATACAGCAGTACAGTGCAGAAAAGCGCATGAGCTTCTCCCTGTTTCACCAGATGGCTAATATCACTCGTGATAAAGGCTGCTTGAAGCACGATGACAGACTTGACGCTCTAGCGGGTGCAGTACGTCAGGTAGTTGAGAACTTGGACTATGACCAGATGAAGGTCGTAATGCAGCGTCAGATTAAACAAGGGCAGCGCTGGACGGAAGTTATGAGCAGCCCCTCACAGATGGTCGATTACATGACTGCAATGACTCTAGGGGTCTCTAGCGAGGCCGCACTAGCTGTTAGCTCTGTTGGTCAAAGAATAGGCAATAAGTTCGGGAGAGCTACACGAGCTGGCCGTAGAAGATGGTGATTTATTAACCATTTTAATTAACCTACCCTATAGGTAGAGATAATAGTAGAACAAGTAATAACCAAGAGCGTACTAGAGCGTACTAGAGCTATAAGAGCTTTAGATCGCTATAGTACCTATTCTCCTAGATCCTTTGATCTAGGTTCTTTTCTTTAAGGAGTACATATAAATGGCTACACCATTAACAGGCGATATCGCTAACCGAGTAGAAGCTAAGAAAGTTGGCGTAACTCTACACAATTTCCCAAAAGCCCTTACTGCTGATTTGACAGCTAAGGCAAGTACATTGAATGATAAGACCGTATCTGGTAAGCGCTTAGGTGCTCAGATCATGGTAGTGGACAGCTTGACCGCTCCTACTACTGCGGCAGTCTATGTAGCGGCTGGTAGTTCTACAGTAGCTAAGTGGGTTCCTTCTGTAACTGTATTAGGTGCAGCTCAGACTACTGCTGTTACACCTGCGTAATATCTTATGGCTTCTCGTATAAACGTACCTAAGCTAGTTGAACTAGCCGTACAAGATGATGACTTGTTCATCTCTGACTTAGAGAACCCTGAGCATCCTGTCAATATAAAAGGCACATCAGGTAAGCGTGCAGGTATGGGTGTTATGATAGGTGATTTCATCTACGTCTCCACAGGTTCAACGCCTACCGCTCCTTGGGTAGCTTTGAAGGAAGAAGTAGCACTTGATCGTACAAGAGCGTCTTATGCAGCTATGACCATAACTCAGCGTGATGTAAATAACCCTGATCCTTATAACATAACTGTAGCTGCGCACCCTAGTGGTACTGACACGTTAGATCCTATTGTGGGAGTTCAGCCTGTAAGTAATGGCCCAATAGGTGGGTACTACCGTGTACAGGAGTTGGTGACGGACGGTACATCTAAAGAGATTACAGTTGATGATGGTAAGTTAGTTATACCTAATGATGGTGTATTCTTAGTACCTGAAGGGTATGCCAACTTCCGCCATTCAGCTAATAACGCTACTGTAGGTTTGTTGTTTGGTATCGAACGTGCAGGTCAGATCTTCTTCAGCCCTCGTGTAGTTAGTTCTCGTCAACCTAACGGTGGTGATATAGCTAACATAAGTGGCGGTGGTAAGTTAACAGCACAGGCTGGAGATAAGCTATCCTTATGGGTAGCATCTGACACCGCTGGCACTATTAATATTGGTAACTCTAATATCATGATGCACATGCTAGAAGATACGACAGTACTCTAACAAGTAGTGGCGAGTACTCCCAAGCGGGACGCTCGCCTATTTTCTCCTGAGCAACCAAGTACAACCTAATATCATTCAAATGTCCCTATAACTAATGGAGGTATCTAAATGGCATTAAGTAAACTAACAAGTGTAGCGAAGAGCGTAGCTAAGAAGCTGCTAGCTATTGTGGTAAGCTCTAAAGATTCAATAGCTGACCTAAGAGCGTATGAGCCTCTTATGGATGGTCAGCAGATTAGCCTTCTCGGTCATACCGTGAAAGGTGTAGGTGGTGGTAAGTTCTGGCATGATGCTAGTGATACCACCAGCACTGATAATAACGGAACTGTTATTGTTACGAGCAAAGGGGAGCGGTGGAAGCGACAAAAAAAATAAAAATATAACGCCAGAAATGTTTGGTTCATTAAAAGGCTCTGATAATCTAGCAGCTCTAAATGCTGCCACTCTAGCAATAGGAACTTCAGGGAATTTACAGTTAGAAGGTGATTATGAGGTAAGTGCGCCTTATTCATTTGAAGAAAAGGTAGGCGCAAAAATAACATGCTTAGGACTTGTAAAAATACTAAGCACAGACAAGACTCAAGAGGTTATGAGGCTTTCAGGGCGACTAGTTACTAGTACAGGGATGCTAGAAACTGGATATGCAGAATCGGTTACCTTGACGATAGCCGATACAAGTGCTGTTGGTTTACTGTTTACTGGTTTGGCTCGATCAAATATGGGTGGACTAAGACAGAAGCATGTCGGTGTAGGCCATAAGATAGCGCAAGAAACAGGATTTGGGTTCCCGAATGGTCAGAATGCTTTATTTAGTAACACCTTTCAATATCTTGACACTAGCGACTTCACATACGCTGCGTTTGATTGGCGCTCATTTAATGGCGGCAGTACTGGCAATGCTGTTTTGAATTGGTATATGTCAAATAACGTAGAAGGCGTTGCTAATATTTGTGATCGCTTTGGATGGATAGGCACATTCTCAGACCTTACTATTGGTCAGTGGAATTTTGAGAGCGCGGAGTGCAGGCACTTAGTAACTATTTCTAGCGATGTTGACACCATAGATGCCGACACAGCACACATAGAAAACATAACTCCAACGAATGTAAATGATG